TGGTAAAGGAGAATACTATGGATAATTATAAATGGAAAATCATAAGAGATGAAAATGGGGAAAAGATTAATAAATATTTTATAAATAGGGATGGAGTTGTTAAATTAAGGAAGGCTACGTCATTTAATTTTGCTGGGACAATAATTAAGCCAAGATATAATGGAAGATATCAAGTCGTGCTTTTTTTTCTTCTAGAGTAAAAAAGGCTTATTATGTTCACAGATTAGTTTGGCAGACTTTCGTTGGGTTAATTCCAGAAGGATGCGATATTCATCATAAAGACGAAAATGCTGGAAATAATGGGTTAGATAATCTAGAAGCCATGCTTCACGGAACCCATTCAAGTATGCACAAAGTTGGGGATAAAAATCCTTTATACGGTAAGCATCTTTCTGATGAACATAAGAATAAAATAAGAGCAGCTACTAAGGGGAGAATAGTTTTAGAAAAAACAAAAATTAAATTAAGAGGCGAAAATAGTTCAAGTTCTATTTTGAAAGAAAAAGACGTTATATATATTAGAAAATCGTTTAATAGCGGAAAATGCACTAAGAAAGAATTAGTGAAAAAGTATGGAGTATCTCGTGGTTGCATAGATGGAGTTGTCAACAATAAAAAATGGAGGCATTTGTTGTGATTAAGTTAGATTTTGAATATGCTTCTGCGCTTAAATATAAGAGAATTCCTCCAGAACCAAAATATTATGATGAAAAATATCTTGGAATAATTCATAAGATAGATGTCATAAAAAAATATTGGGAAAAAGAAGACATTAATATTCTTAAAGAAGAATGGTGGCTTAAATAATTCTAAGGAGGAAAAAATAAAATGTCAGTTAATCCTAGTTCTTTTACTAAACAACCGTATGAAGAATTTGCAATAGAAGTCAAATTTAATAGTCGTCTTGCAGAAGAAGAAGTTTTATCTCAAAAGACAGTTGTTGCTCTCAATGGAGCAAACGAGGATGTTACTCCGGATATTATTCTTGGCAGTGAAATTTCTTCTGAAAACAAATCTGTTATTATCGGAGTAAAAGGAGGAGAAAATGATAAAAATTATAAAATTGTTACAAAGGTCCAGACTAATCTTTCCATTCCAGGCAATTCTTACGCTAAACATGAAGCAGATATAATTATGGTAGTTAAGGAATTGTAATTTTATCTAAGTCTAAAAAATATATTAGATTAATTATTTTTTTTTGACTTTTTTTTATCTATTTATTGTTTAAAGAATTTATTAATTTGTTTTTGGTATTTTCTTTTCTTATGTTAATAATTTTAGCTACACAAAACAAGGGTTTTTATATGGCTAGAAACATTTTTATTAAAAATTTTGAACCTCAAATAGGCGAAAGGAGGTGAAAAATTGTGCCTGAGATTCTAGAAAAATGCGTTGAAAAACTCATTGCAAAAGGCAAGAGTAAGAGTTCTGCGTATGCTATTTGCACCGCTAGTCTTAAAAAGGCAGGTAAGCTTGATGAAGAGTTTATTACCTGGATAAGTGATGTAGGTGAAAAATCTTTTGTGTTTACCGAATTTGAAAGATATGCAGAACTTGATGCTCTTGGGTGTTGGAGCATTCCTACAAAAAGAGAATCAATCCCTAATTCCCACTTTTTTGATGAAAAGAATAAAAGACTTCCTTACATTAACTCAGACGAATCTATTAATTCTATGGGAATAGTCGCTGCTCTTAAACTAGCTACTGAAGCCAGTTCTCCTTGGTATTTTTCTCCTGAAATAATTTCTAATATAAATAAAAAAAGAAAAGAAATAAGCCTTTCTGCTTCTGAATCTAAAGATAAATCTTCGGTGGAAAAGAAAATGGGATTTTCTTCTCCTGAAATTAACTTATCTGAAGTGGAGCTTGGAGAAACGAAATCTAAGCCTATTCAACTTTTAAGATCTGGATCTTTTAAGCATCCTTGGTGGGGAATTTTAAGATTTGATAAAACTTTCTTTGATAAGATGGTTTCTAATTTTAAATCTGGAATTCCTCAGATGGAAATCTCTTTTGATTTCAGACATCAGCCTGATTTTGGGGCTGCGGCTTGGGTCAAGGGGCTTACTGCAAAAGAAGATGGCTTGTATGCAGAAGTTGAATTTACCAAAAGAGGTAGACAATCCATAAAAGATAAAGAATTTAGGTATTTTTCTTCAGAATATACAGATGATTATAAAGAATATATCTTTTATGATTCAATTGATGAAAATGGAAATAAGAAAGAAGTTGAGCAGGCTATTTCCTATGGGCCTACTCTGTTAGGGGGAGGACTTACAAACCGGCCCTTTATCAAGGGCATGGCTCCAGTATCGTTATCTGAAGACGGTAAAACAGAAATTCCGTTTGAAGAAATCTTAGAAAATAAAAATTTTTCAGAGGAGGTGAATGAGGAAATGAAAAAACTAGAGGAACTCATTGAGGAGCAAACTAAGCTCCAAGATAGGATCAAGAAGCTCGAAGAAGAGAAAAATGAAAAAAATTCCAAAGAACTTGGAGATCTTAAGGTTCAACTCGAAACCGTGAAAGCTGACATTGTCAAGCTGAATGTCGAGAAGAAATCAGGTGAAGAAGAAAATAGAAAGCTTCAGGAAAGTATTACAGAGAAAGATAAGGAGCTGGTCAAGAAACAGAAAGAGCTCAATGATCTTTCCGAAACTGTGAAGAAACTTTCGACTGATCTTTCTACTCTGTCCGGTTCTGTGACTAATCTCTTGGGTAAAAACAAACAACTGGAAGACGAAAGGTTTAAACTTTCTGCCGAGAAGACTGTGAATACAATCAGGTCTCTTGGAGCTTTTCCTGCAACAATTAAGGTTTTGGAGAAATACATTCTTCATGATGAAATGAAGGGTTTTTCCATTACCCTGTCGGAAAAAGAAGGCGAAGCTACCAAGGAAGTGAAAAGAACCTTTTCAGACATTGCAATGGAAATTCTTGAATCTATTCCCAAGGAGTATAGGTTCTCCGAAGAAGAGACAAGCCATTCCGTAGCAAATCCTTCTGGAGACATGACAACTTCTCTTTCCAGTGAGGATGTTGAAAAGTATGCGGCAGATAAGAAAATAAATTTTTCAGATGCTCTTATAGAGCTTTCTAAACAGGGTAAGATTTAAGTAAAAAATACTTAAGAAGAAGGAGGTGTTTTAAAAATGGCATTGCCTACCGAAACCACTGGATATGTTTATGGATGGAGTCCCAATGACTTTATCCAGAACTTTATTGCAGAAGGCAGCGACAATAGAGGCAGTTCTAAGAAAGGAGCCATGGAAAGTAAACTCTCTGTTCTAGAGGGAGACATGGTCCAACTTGGAACTAGCTTTCGACAGATAAAGGCGTATGATCACACTGTAAGAACTTCGCCCGTTATTGGAGTTGCTCTTTCTGATGCTAAGAATGGAGAAATGGTTCCCATCGCTTGTGGCCCAGTTGTTAAGTGTGAATGTGCTGAGGCTGTAACGAGAGGAGACTATGTTGGAGCTGATGATGGAGAAATTGGCCTTATCAAGCCGATAACTCCTAATGGAGGAGCTACGTTAATGGGCTTTCTTGGAATTGCTCTTAATGTTGGTGATGATGGGGATATAATTCCTGTTCTCATGAAGGGATCTGGAATCGCTTATACGACGTAATTGAATTAACATTTTTTCGATTAATTAATATCTTTTCGAATTAAAATCTAGTAGGGAGGTGATATAGAATGTTTAATGTTCAAAAGGGGAACGTTAGAGACGATAAGTTCCTAACCGCTCTTGCTGTTAAATATTCTAACAACGAGTTTGTGGGAAGTGAATTTATCCCAGACTATAATGTTCAGAAGGAGTCCGACAAATACCGGATTTTCAGGAAAGATGGATGGTTCAAGGGTGCTCCCAAGAAAGCCGACGGAGCAATCACTGAAGAAGCGACCCTGAGCTACGATGAGGGGACATATTCTTGTTACGAGAGGGCTATAAAGGATATTGTAACAGATAGAGCTATGCAAAATGCAGATGCTCCTGTTCGTCCCAAGATCGATGTTACCAATTTCCTTACAGAGAAAATTCTTCTTGGAGAGGAAATTGATAAGTGGACACTTCTTCTTGGAACAAGTGGTCTCGAGTCAGGCAGTTATTATGCCAATCTCACAGCTACCACAGCATGGATAAGCGGAACAGATCCTGATATACTTAGTAATCTTTCAAGTGCCATTGTTGCAATTTCTAAGGCGATTGGAAAGAGGCCCAACAAAATAGCTTTCACTACTGAAGTTTCTGAAGCTATTGTTCAGGATCCTGTTATTCGGGAAATTCTCAAATATCACACTTCAGCAATGATTTCTGGAGATGGAATGCCTTCTACTCTTCGAAAGATGAAGATAGTTTTGGCAGATGGTCTTTGGAATTCTGCAGATGAGGGTCAGGCAGAGTCCTATGAATACATTGTTAAGTATCGTGTAGCAATGGCCTTTGTTGATCCAGGTAATCCTCTTACAATCGGAAGAAATTTTGTAAGTAAGGGGTTTAAGGCTGTTCGCTGGAGAGATGATGATCGTGAAGGTGAGTTCATCAAGGTCAATAAGGTATATGCTCCTAAGCTTACCAATCTTGATGCTGGTTATATGTATAAGAGGGTTAGCACTGGAACATCAGCAGATGATTAAATTC